CCTTTTAATACATCTAATTCAGCTCCTTGAATATCCATTTTAATCATATTAGGCAATGGCCAAGACTTCTGTTTTACTATAGTATCTAGCTTCATACCTACTTTTTTTCTACGATGTGATTCATTGAAATAATCATGCGCTTCTGGATTTACATCTGGATTTTCTAAATAATATGAATTTCCACCAGGATGCTCTGTATTTTGATAAAAATCTACTATTTTATTATCATAGTCAGTTAAAACACCACAGTGGTATGGAAGTTGTTTTTCTTCATATAAGAAAGATGATTCATGCATTGCTTCAAATATAAAGTATTTTGAATTATTCCAGATTTTTGCAGCTTCTTTATGCCAATGTAATACACACGCGCCTATATCATATATAACTTCTGGAATTATATTTGTTTTTTTCATTGAAGCAAGATACATAATATGATCAAATGGCAGCAAATTTTCATTACCAAGATTTCTTAATTTAGTCTTTTCTTCTGTTTCGGTTTCTTGATTATCTTCTACGTTAAACCACACATTTCCTATATGATTGCATTTAATACTAGTATCAACCCATATCTTAAAGCCTTTATTTTTAGCCTTTAAACAGAAATCAGTATCTTCTGAAATAGTATCTCTATGATTTAATGCTGAATGATATTCAAACTGTGGATAACCAACAACTTTAAATACTTCGCTTTTTACAAGAACGCAACCAAATCCACATGCATCAATTTCTAAAAGCCCTTTACCTTTAATTAAATTATATGGAATTCTACCATTTTTATCATATAATTCTAAAGCATGTGTTCCAGGTATTCGTTGTATATACATTCCAGTTACTATATCTTTATTATGCTCTATTAACTTTTTAAGAGTATCTGATGACATTACTATATCAGAATCAACAGAAAAAAGATAATCGTATTTTTGTGCCCAATCTGCAATTAAATTTCTAATTTGATCTATATTATAACCATAGAAAAATTGAAAATCTGTTTCATAACCCATGGGTACTTCAAGATCATATATTGATTTGAATGTTTCTGATTCTATGTACTTGGCGGTTGGAATAGCAATTAAAATCTTTTTTGGATTATAGACATATGCTTTAGAATTAGTCACTTGTTCCATATTTTTAGTTTGCTCCTCTGAATTCACCTTATAATCATTTATTGGATTTTTGTCATTATAAAGATATACTATATCTGATACTGCTTTTACTTTATTAGGATCAGCTTTTTCAAGAATATTATAGAAAGTAGAATTATCTCCACCTGCTTTAAACCAATTACCATCAGCATCCTGAAAAGAAGAATATGGAATTTGGTCAATTAGATATTTTTTAAATACACGAAGATGAGTATATGGCATTCCCCAATTAAATTTGTATTGTCTATAAGACTTATTTTTCTTGACTTCTGGTGGATATGGTTGAGCTATAAGTGGAATATTATCAGCCATTGACCAACATGATCCATATGAAAACTCAATTCCATCATGAAACATATTATTATACATATCAAATATATGTGGATCATTAGCTAAACAATCATCACCATCTACAAACATTATTATAGAATCAGCAGTTATGCTGGTATCAATACTTTTAAGAGTAGTAACTTGATTACACACCGCGCCAACATTTCTAGCATTTTGATGTATATTAATTTTATTTTGAATATTTTTTGGAAAAGTTGCAATATAGTTTTTAGCAACATCAAATGAATCATCAGTTGAAGCATCATCAATAAGAATTAGTTTCCAATTATCATAGTCTTGTGCTGCTATGGAATCTATGCATTCTTCAATATAATTTCTAGCATTATAAAAAGGTGTTATTACTACAATTTCTTGTTCTTTAGTTTTTCTAATTCGCCATTCTTCACTATTAGAAAATTTTCTGCCAAATACTTTATGAACTCTATCATTAATAACTTGTACAGATCTATATTCATTAATATCCATATAGACGCCAAGCTTTTTAAATATATGTTGTTTCCACTGTAAAGCTACAGTATTCCATTCAGCTATGTCTTTTACTAAATTACAAGCATACATTTTCTGTTGATGCAAATACGTATTATTATAAGCTTGATAAGTAATATCAATAAATTTAGCACATTGTGAATCTGTATTAATATTTGGAAATAAGCTATTTGGTTCAATAGCATAATCAATAAGATAATTTGCTTGTTCTATTGCCGTTTCTTCAGTAGCACCGAATCTGCAAGTAATGAGAGGAGTATTATAAACCATTGATTCTAGCATCGATATTCCAAACGTTTCTGGAAATGCTCCAGGATATAGAAAATATGCTGCTCTTGATAATATGTCAGCTATTTCATGTTGCGGAATAATTCCAGTAAAGCTAATACCTATATTCATACTTTCATATTCTTTTCTTAGAATATGCCAATCTTCTTCTTGTTTATCTGGTGGTGCAGTATCCCTGAATCTATAAAATCCACCAATTATAATAAGACGCCCATTTGGTATTTTCTTTTTTAATTCTGGCCAAATTTTTGTTACTAATGGAATCATACCTTTAGTAACTGATGCATTATATACAAATAAATTTGGATCTTTAGCTTTAATATCTACCCATTTGTGATGATTCATAACACCATTACGTGTCATAAATATTTTGTTTTTCAATACTTCAAAATTTCTTTTATTTCCATGATCACAGTTTGTTACATATGAAGTATGAAAATCAGAAAGAGTAAAAAGTTCATCAATATAACCACTGAGTACTAACTCTTCAATAAGTTGATCACCAACGCAAAAAGTATCATGTAGCCATAGAATTTTAAGTTTTGCTTTATGAACATTTTGAAATGTTTCAAAAGTTGCTGGTGTATTTGTAAAATTTTTGTAATATTGTTCTGGACATAATGGTAAAACTGTTCTGGATGATATGACAACATCATGAGTATAGTTTTTACATTCTTTAAATGGTTTATATTTAACACCATCATATATACCAGGTTTAGTTATTGAGTCTTCACAATTATTATAAACAGTTACATCAAATCCGAGTTTTGTTAACTCTCTTGACATAAGAATTACTGCTGATTCTGAACCACCTAAACCTCTTTTAGATAATGTAGAACCATCATATACTAAACCTATTGTGTCAATAATTGCTATAGATATCATAATATATAATCCTATAAAATAATGCATAATTTAATATTGATCATTTATTTATATATAAATATAAATATAATTCTTTGTATATGCATATAATAATATACTGGAGCATTAATGCTTACGCGATCTACTGGCAGTTATACTGGATCTGTTATTAAATCAACACTTAGACAAGGTGGTATTGGTTATACTGGTTCGCGTGGTTATACTGGTTCTATTGGCGCATGCAGCAATTGGCTTCACTGGTTCTGCTGGTACTACTGGATTCACTGGTTCGGTTGGTGATATAGGATTCACCGGTTCAGTTGGTGCTGGCTTTACAGGTTCTGCTGGTACTACTGGATTCACTGGTTCGGTTGGATCAACAGGTTATACAGGTTCAGTTGGTGCAGGATGGTATGCTGGTGCAAACAGCACAGATGGCGGTAATAATACTGGTTGGATATTTACTGCTCCACCAGTACCAGGCGCTTCTGCTGGTAACTTCTTTATGCTTATGTAAAAATAATATAAATATAATAACAGTATATTGGAGCACTAATGCTAATAAAATCTTCACTTAGACAGGGTGAACCGGGCTATACTGGTTCGCGCGGCTATACCGGATCACTTGGTTATACAGGATCTACCGGCTATACTGGATCTTCAGGAGCTTATGCCGCAGTTGGTTATACTGGATCACGCGGTTACACTGGTTCAGTTGGCTTTACCGGTTCAACTGGTTATACTGGTTCAGTTGGTTTTGTTGGTTCAGTTGGCTTTACAGGTTCAGTTGGCTTTACAGGTTCAGTTGGCTTTGTTGGATCACAGGGTGTAATTGGTTACACCGGATCTTATCCATATAATCTAAATACTGAGTTTATCATATAATGCTTTCAATAGTAAACATAGAAACAATTGTGCATGATAAGCAACCAGATGGATCATATTGGTTAAAACAAATTTACACAAGATCTGATGATATAGTATTTACATATGATACATTAATAAATTCAGATATAGATTTACCAAATATTATTGCTATCAGATCTGCTGATCTTTGTAGAGAAAATGAATAATGGCCATTAAATACTTATATTCAGGAGCAGTCGGTACTGGAACAGGTGATGATTGGACTAATGCTTATACAACATTAACATTAGCATATGCAGGAGTAGTTGCTGGTGATACTATTTATGTAGCGCATGATCATGCACAAACTTCAGCTGGTGCTTTAACATTAACATCGCCTGGTACTCCGTCTAGTTTAGTACGTGTAATATGTATAAATAGAACTTCGGGAGTTGCTGCTACTACAGCTACTATTACTGTAACTGGCAACGCAGGTTTAACTTTACTTGGATCTGCGTATTATTATGGAATTTCTTTTAGACAAGGAACATCTGGCGGATCTACTACTATTCAATCAGCAACTGCGACTACTGATATAAGTGCAATACAAATATTCGAATCATGCAAACTTAGTATTAATTCTACTTTAGCTACTTCAGTTTTACAATTTTATGCACTTGACCGAACTAGTTTAACAGTAACTCTTAGTAATACTCAACTTTTATTTGGAAATGCTGGACAAGGAATTGCATTACGTGGTGCTGATGTAATTTGGAAAAATACACCATCGGCTATTGCTAATAATATACCTACAACATTTATTAAGCCAATAAGTGTATCTACAATTGCTGCAACATTTTTGATAGAAGATGTTGATCTTTCAGCTATGGGATCATCTACTACTTTATTTCAAGATGTAGCATCACTTGCTAATAAAATTGTATTAAAAAGAGCGCGTCTTGGATCATCAGTTACTATTACTTCGGGTGTACAGGCAAATAGTACTCAACGAATATTTTTACTTGGATGCAGTACGACTAGCGGTATACCGCGACACGAAAAATATGATAAAATGGGAACATCTGTTCAAGACAGATCTGTAGTACGTACTGGTGGATCACGTGACAATATTGGTCTTGTAAGTAAAAAAATAACTACAACTGCTTTTCCTGAGTGGTTTAATCCACATGAGACGCTGCCATGGACAGTCTGGAATACATCAACTGGTACTTCTAATACAATAACAGTTTATGGAATATTTAATTCTACCGTACGTCCAAATAATGATGAAATCTGGATTAGTGCTGATTATCTCAATTCAGCCACTAATCCAAATGGAGTAATGTCTTCTGGTACTATTGCTGCAGATCTATTAACATCTAATACTACTCTTTTAGCTGATACTTCATCATGGGACAACGCTATTACTGCAAGAATTAACTCAACAGTTTATGCTTTAAATGACATTGTAAAAACATCAAATAATTCTGGTAGAATATTCTTTTGCACTACAGCTGGAACAAGTAATACGGCAGAACCAGCTGGATACACTACAGCAGTAGACGGATCAGTAATAACTGATGGAACAGCTACATTTACTGCTGGCATGCGGTTTAAGATGTCTACTACATTTAATGCCGGACAGGTTGGATCTATATTCTTAAAAGTACATGCTGCTAAAGCATCTAATACGTATTATATTGACCAGAATGCAGTTATAACGTAGGAATAATTATAATGGCCATTAAATATGTATATGCACCGACAGCAAGAGCTAATTCTACATCTTATCAATTGAATTCTGTAATTACAGTTACGGGTGGAACTACCGGAAGACGTTTTATTTGTACTACAGCTGGCACTACTGCTAGTTCACAACCAGCCGGATATGCAACTGCAGTTTATGGCAATACTATAACTGACGGTACAGCAGTTTTTACAGCTGATATTATATTATTAACCCGTGTCAATTCTACAGCATACAGCAATACAACTGGCGCAGTATCCGTTATATTAGTCGGAGCAGGCACTAATAGTAGAACTTTTACATGTACTACTGCTGGTACTAGTAATACTGCCTTACCTACTACATATGCCACTGCCACTGATGGCAGTGTAATAACTGATGGTACTGCTGTATTTACAGCTGATCCAATTTCAACGGTAGGAACAAGTTGGACTAATGCATATACAACATTAACATATGCATATGGTGTAAATGGTGGAGTGGCCGCTGGTGATACTATTTATGTAGCACATGATTATGCACAAGCTGAAATTTCTAGTATATCATTAACATCGCCTGGTACTCCGTCTAGTTTAGTACGTGTAATATGTATAAATAGAACTTCGGGAGTTGCTGCTACTACAGCTACTATTAATGCAACTGGTACTAGCAATTTAGTACTTTATGGATCTGCATACTACTATGGTATTACTTTTTCAACTGGTACTGGGGCTGGTAGTGCGTTCCTCAATGTAGGAAGTACTACATCATTTAATAGTTTAAATATTCTTGAGTCTTGTAAGTTGCAAGTTGGAAGTACAGCCGTAACATCAGCTATAAATTTTATTACTACTAGCCCAACAATAACTAGTGCCAGAATTGTGCTTTCTAATACATCGATGCAATTTAATTCTACTTCACAATCAGCACTAATACGTTCGCGTGGTACAAGATTAATTTGGAAAAATACGCCATCTGCTATAACAGGAACTGTATTTCCAACAACATTATTTAGATCTATTGCTTCTACTAGTTCATCGGGTATAAATGGCGATATTTTACTTGAAAATGTAGATTTATCGGCACTTACATCAGGAACAACGATTGTTGGTGATAGTGTTTTAAGTGCGCGTTTAGTAATGAAAAGAGTACGTCTTGGATCATCAGTTACAGTTGATGCATCTTCTACATCAAATACTAATATGACTACTATTTTAGTAAATTCTGGAGTTGCATCTGGCATACCAAGAAATGAAAAATATGATAGAAAAGGCTATTCAGTACAAGACAGATCTGTAGTACGTACTGGTGGATCACGGGATAATATTGGTCTTGTAAGTAAAAAAATAACTACAACTGCTTTTTCATCATGGTTTGATCCATTTGAAACATTACCATGGACAGTCTGGAATACATCAACTGGTACTTCTAATACAATAACAGTTTATGGAATATTTAATTCTACATCAAGACCAAATAATGATGAAATCTGGATTAGTGCTGATTATCTTAATTCAGCCACTAATCCAGAAGGAATTATAGTTACTAGTACTATTGCCAATCCAATAACTGCTAATACTACTCTTACTGCTGATACAACTAGTTGGGATAGTAGTGTTACTAGTAGAGCTAATTCTACTATTTACGTTTTAAATGATATTATAAAAACTGCGTCTAATCCAGGTAGAATATTCTTTTGCACTACAGCTGGAACAAGTAATACGGCAGAGCCGGCTGGATACACTACAGCAGTAGATGGATCAGTTATAACTGATGGAACAGCTACATTTACAGCCGGTACAAGATTTAAGATGTCTACTACATTTAATGCCGGACAGGTTGGATCTATATTCTTAAAAGTACATGCTGCTAAAGCATCTAA